ATGGTCATTTTATGTCTAGGAAGCATCTTAGTACTAGGTGGGATGAAACTAATTGTCAAGTACAGTGTGCTGGTTGTAATGTTTTTCGCTATGGGGAGCAGTATAAATTTTCTGTAGGATTGAATGTTAAGTATGGAGATGGTACTGCTGATGCTATGCTGCAAAAAAGTAGACAGACTTTAAAGATTGATAACGCAGAGTTAGAGGCAAAAATAAAATACTATCAAGATTTGGTAGAAAGGTTATTATAGCGTAAATTTGTCTCAACTTAATTTTTAAGTTTGTTATCATTGTTCAGAGAAGAGTGTCCTTATGGATGCTCTTTTTTTGTTTACTATTTTGTTAATTAAATATTTTTATGTAGCTTTGGTAGGAATTTTAATGATAACTATATGAATTTACTACAAAGACTCAAGCCAGAGTACCTTAAAAGGCTAAACCAAAAATCAGATGACTATACAGAGTTAGTATCTAAAACTCTTATAGCTCTAGAAAATGAGCAGTATGTATCACAGTTAAAGTACTATGTGATCATAGACTTACAGTTTTTACTATCTAGTCCAACTAGTCCTTATACTTTTTTTAGAGATGACTCATAGTGAAGATATAAAGAGAGTATCTACTCCAGAGACAATAGACTTTTTAAATGCTAGGGTAGAAGCTCTAGAGAGAAGAGTCAGAATACTAGAAGCTAAGCTAGAAGTAGAACAAGAAAGAAACCTATATAATAACCTTTAATATTTTAATTTATGAAAAACGGTAGGATTAAGTACATTGATACTAATGGTCAGTGGAATGGTATGAACAAGTACCTAGTAACTTTTGCAGATGGGGAAGCTTACACTTTCTTTGCAAAGGGAGATTTTAAAGCATCTATTGGGGATGAGATTAAATACACGATCTCAAATCAGCAGATGAAGAACGCTAAGCTAGTTAGAGATGACTACTCTAATAAAAGCTACAGCAATAACTCTAGTGGAAACACTAGTAGTAAGGACAGTATACAGACTTCAATTATTAAGCAAACTTGTATTAAAGCATCCTCAGAGCTTCACGCATCTAGAGGTACAAGTGATGTGCAGTCTGTTATAGAAGATGCAGAGATAATGTTTAACTGGATAACTAAATAATTATGAAAGATATAGAATTTTTAAACTTCCTATTCCCTAGAAGCTCTAAGCTAGATTTTATAGTCACTAATGTTTCTTTTAATGCTAAAGAGATGGTAGAGTGGATTGAGAAAAACAAAGACAAAGCAGAAGCTAATAAAGGATACTTACAGTTTGATGTACTAAGAGCATCTAAAGATCCTAACAAGTTTTATGCTAGGGTGTATGAATCTCCAAAGAAAGAGCCAGTAAGTGCTAAGGAGCATATGCCAGATAGAGAAAGTGCAGATTTGCCTTTTTAATTAAATTTTGTTAATTTGGCTACTCTTAATTGGGTAGCCTTTTTTTTGAACTATGACGATAAACTATAAAGAACAATTAGAGAAGCTAAGGCAAATTAGAAATGGTAGCATCAAAGAGGGGTTAAGATTAGATATTCCAGATATAGATGAGTACTTAAGATTTAAGCCTAATGGTTTTAATGTAATACTAGGTCAAGCTAATGTAGGTAAGACCTCAGCAGTATTATTTTTAATGCTATGCTATACTCTAAAACATAACAAGAGGTGGCTAGTATTCTCAAGCGAAAATCAGCCACACAGTATAATAAGAAAGCTAGTAGAGTATCTAGCAAAGAAACCAATACATCTAATAGATGAGGAGCAGTTTATAAGATGCACAGACTTCATAGAGGATTACTTTAAGATAATAGATCCAGAGAAGCTATACACTTATAGAGATTTACTACAATTAGGCTTACAGTACAAAAACGCTTGGGACTATGATGGCTTTATGATAGATCCTTATAACTCACTAGCAAAGGATGAGAAGCTAATGAAGAGCTTAGGTGGTCACGAGTATGACTATCAAGCTACTACTGAGTTTAGATTATTCTGCAAAAACAATAATATTTCTATATGGCTTAATGTTCACGCTAATACTGGAGCTATAAGAATGTTGCATAGGATTGATCATTTGTATGCTGGATACCCTATACCTCCAATGGCTAGTGATGTTGAGGGTGGTGGTAAGTTTGTAAACAGAGCTGATGACTTCTGGGTTGTACATAGATACATACAGCATCCTAGTGACTTTATGATTACTCATATTCACGTTAGGAAAGTAAAAGAGGTAGAAACTGGAGGTAGACCTACTTCAATGGATGAGCCTATACAGTTGAGGTCTATGAAGAATAATGTAGGGTTTGAGATTAATGGTCAGCCTATAGTTAGAATGATAAGTGAGGATGTCAAAGCAAAGCAATTCTTAAAAAAAGTTTAAAAAAAATTCGTAGCTTTAAGAAAAAATTAAAGTTATGCTATTTTATATACTTTCTAGCCTAGTATTATTACTAATATTTCTAATAGCTTATACTGATAAGCACAGTCCAGTGATTCAATTTCATATTATTACTGGGTTTGGCTTTTTAATGCTGTATGATGAAACCGACAAAGAAGAGGGGAAGCAGATCATATATCAGTTAATGCTAGGTATAGTACTAATTTCTTTATCCTATATTAGAGATGTTGAGTAAACTCTTCAAATACCAAAGACTCTGGATAGGTTATGTCTTAGATTTAGGATGCAATTTAGATACTGCAAAAGATATCGTACAAGAGTTTTACATAAAAATGCAGCACAAAGATTACTTTTATGATGAGAATAGCCCTAATTTCTATGGGTGCTATGTAGTGCTTAGGAATATGGTCTTTGACTTAAAGAGAAAAGAAAAACAAGTAGAGTTTCTAGAATTAGAGTATTTGCCAGAAGCAGAGGTAGAAGAGTATACAGAGCCTAATTATGATGAAAAAATAAAAGCTATTAGTAATTGGCTAGAGTCAAACTATATAGATCATAATGCAGAAGAGTTAGACTACGATAGCGAGGTGCTAAAAAAGATATACTACAAAACTATATATGAAGAGGTTTTTGAGAATGGTAAGAAGATAACGCAGCTCAGCAGAGAAACTGGTATCAGCTACTATTCCTTGTACAACACAGTGAGACATATTAAAAAACAAATACAAGAGGAAAGTGATAGAGACTTTTTATAGAGATTTAAAAAGAGGTAAGTACCACGAAAATATAATGCTAGATAAGATAAAATCTAAGTATAGTCAAGCCTATATTATTGAGGGATACTGTAAGGATTATGATATATTTATCCCAGAGCTTAATTATGGTATAGAGGTAAAATCTGATGAGAAGAGTAAGTATACTAATAACATAGTAATAGAGATAGAGTTTAATGGTAAGAGATCAGCTTTAAGTACTACAAAGGCTAAGTACTGGGTAATTTATGATGGATATTATTATAATTGGTTTGATACTAATAATATAAAAAAGTGTATTAAAGAAAATAATCTAAGCTATGCAGAGTTTATAGGTAAGGGAGATACTAAAAGTAAAAAGGCTTACCTTATAAAAAAAGACATATTATATAAATATAAGGAATGAAAGTATTAGAATTATTTGCTGGAAGTAGAAGTATAGGTAAAGCTTGTGAGAGTTTGGGTTATGATGTTTTTAGTAGTGATATAACAGACTTTGGAGGTATAGACTATGTAGTAGATATACTAGATTTTGATGTAAGCAAATTACCTTTTAAACCAGATATTATATGGGCTTCTCCTCCTTGCACTTCTTATAGTATTGCTGGTATTAGATTTCATAGACCAAAAAATAAACCTTTATCAGATTTTGCTATTAAGAGTGATGCTATTATGTTAAAGACTTTAGAGATAATTAAAGAATTAAAACCTAAGTATTGGTATATAGAAAATCCTAGAGGAATGTTAAGAAAGCAAATTTTTATGAGAGGAATACTTCGTACTACTGTATGGTATTGTAGGTATGGAGATAATAGGGCAAAGCCTACTGATATTTGGACTAATAATCTTAGGTCGCTACTTAATCCAAATGGGTGGAGTCCTAGACCAGAATGTAAGAATGGTAATGATAAATGCCATCACGAGTCAGCTCCTAGAGGTAGTCACACTGGAACTCAAGGTTTAAAAAACAATCACGAAAGAAGCAAGATACCAGAAGAGTTATGCTTAGAAATATTAAATAATAGTAGATGAAAGTAGGGACTTTATTAGAGAAGATATTTAAGGCTATTGGTATACAGTGGATAGTAAAAAAGATATGGGGAGAGGACTGTGGCTGTGAAGATAGAAGAGATAAACTAGATAATTATTTTAATAGAAAATGAACTTAGAACAATACACTAACTGGAATAACTTTAGAGAGAAAGAAACTAACAAAGTTACTGCTAAAGAGTTTGAGATGATAGCTAGATACTATTCAGATGTATTTAGAAAAAAGTATCAGAAACCATCTTGCACCTCTTGCAATTTTAAAACATACCAAAGATGGATTAATGAACTAAACCAGCACTTTGAAAGTATAGAAAAACCAACTGAATGAATATAGAAAAATACGAGAGATCCTTAATAAGCTTACTAAATTTAGATGGATGGAATCTAGAATGGTGTGGCAATGAGAATACTTTCTATGATGCTCGTGGATTTACACCAAAGGGTTTTAAGGCTGTTGTAGAGATTAAATGTAGAAATAAGTACTATGACACCAAAATGATAGAAAAAGCCAAATACGATAGGCTAATGAGCTTAGAGGAGGATGTAGTCAAAATATACTTTGTTAATGATCCTAAAGGGAATTACTTGTACTGGTTGAATAAAATAGAGATGCCTACTATGGAAGAGTCTAACTGTCCTAAAACTACTATGTGGGATAAAAGCAAAGTAAAAAAAGAAGTAT